ATCGGCCTCTTCTTGCGCACGCTCATCTGCATTCCGCATGAGTCGAAGCGACTCATCCCGATCCGCTAGCGTCTGATCACGGTAATCTTTCAAATCCCGCGCATTGCGGCGATTGGAAACATAACCTAATAGTGGGCCTAAACTGCCTAGTGCCGACTGTGCCATTACTTATCCCCTAGAATGCCATGGCAAAAATTGCCATTGCACCCAATGAACCGATGGTGGAATACGTGTTCGCTTTGCTCGCCGCCTTCGCTTGTGAATAGGCTTGCTTTCGCGCTGACGCATCCTGGGCCGCATTGCCCAGTTGTTGCTGACTCGACCGATTGACGCCCTGACCAATGTTAATCAGGTCGGACATGAGAGCTGTATTAGCTTCGTCCTGCGCAATACGCGCATCGGCAATTGATTTAACTGAACCGAGCACATTGCCGCGCTCTAGGTTTCGATCCATAGCCTGCTGCTGTGCGGGAGTCATGCGACCGCCGTACCGTGATGCGTTTCTAGAAGCTATGCCAGCGGTAAGAGCCGAAGCATTAGTAGAGTCAGTCCGCGCTTGATCGATCAGACTTGTGTCATTTGAAGCCCTGTCAAGGAGCTCCATTTCAAAGTCACGGTAATTAGCTACGTAATCGTTGAACTCGCCACGCGTTATATCCGCATAAGCCTTCTCAGGATCACTCACCTGAGGCAAGGTTGCCGCATAATTGGCTGAACCGCCTTGACCGCCTTGACCGCCTTGACCACGATAGTTACCGTTAGCGATCTGATCTAGCTGCTCCGCTGAAAGGTCGAATCTCATATATTCACCCGTTTAAAAAGTAGTCCCAGCGATCACCCAACGAACTTATAGATTGGGGTGGTCCCTGTTGGCCTCTAGGTAACTGACGGTTCGGTGTGAAAAATGATCCACCGGTGTCCTTGTTGTCCAGCCCTTGCATAACCATCGAACTGCCAAGCTGCACTGCGGCATTTTGTCTCGCCATTGCAACCTGCTGTTTGTTCTTGGCACGGTTTAACGCTTCACTGGTTTCTAGCCGCGACAATTTCGACATACCTGTGGTGGCATCCGCAGCCTGCTTGTTAGCTATGCCTATAACATTGGACCCCATCGTGTTCTGGATCTTTCTGCCGGTCTCACTGGCCATACCGAGCTGACCTTGGTAAGCCTTGCTAAGGTCGGATGAGTAATCTAGGGCTTGTGCATTTCTATAGGATGCAGGTGTGAGTGCCTGCATAGTGTCGGCATTAGCGCGAGCTCTCAGAATCTGGCTGGGGTCACCATCTCGGGCTTTGTCACGCATCTCTTGCAGCTTGGGGTCGTAGTTCTGTTTAAAGAACTTATACCGCTCCAGAGCTACAGAGGCCGAAGCTTTTTCAGCGTCGGTGGCTTTGTAATCTGATTGTTTTGGGCTACTCATGAACCGGCTTCCTATAAATTAAGTCGTCTAAAACCCATCCTCGACGTGCGAGAGCGTTTCCCCACCGTTCAGACTTTGTTCTGGCTTCGATCCAACTATGGCCCGTAGCCTCGGCAACCTGTCTAATCCCCTCCATATGTCTGAACAGGGCTGGAGCCTTTCGGGGTTGGCTCCAATAAATCCACATCAACAACGTCTTATCACCGGTATACCGGTCAACTTCAGACGTTGTTACCGCAAAACCACCTTCGGCAATAAACAACATCGCCCGTTCCGCTTTAACTTCTGCATATACATCCTCTGGGATGTAAGAGAGAGTTGGGTTGTCCGCCAAAATCTCTTCTATTGCAGGTCTAATCCACCACCACTCTTCTCGAATATCGCCGAGCCTAAGAGTATCGTCGCCTTGTTGGGCTGGTATGGTAGCCGCCATATTTCACGCTCCGTGCTATGGGTGTATTACTAGCTCTCGCTTTGTCTTCTGCTTCCTTGACACCTTCGGCATAAAGAGCCGCATACATTTGCGCGGCTTGATAATCAGTCCAAACTTTTGCAGGCGTCCTCAACAACCGGAATAAGGCACCATTCACAATGGCATCCTTATGATTGTTGATAATTTCATCGTCTAGTAATAAAGCATCCGCCGTAGGTTTCAGCACAGCTCTCAAAAGCACAGACTCTACCTTCGTAGTAGCTGGCATCGGAGCGAGATAAAAAAGGGTTTGGCTCTGCTGGACAAAATACTTAGGTATCCCCGCGTTGGCTTTGTCGCGCCAATCAGGAAGTCGTTGTTCTAATAATCCTGTGCTCACCGGTTCTAGTTTTTCACCGTCATTAATAAGCCACAGTATTTTATGGACAACCGCATTCTTTGGGGGCTCTAAGTCATACTCGTAAATCTTTGCAACCGTTGTCACGGGGTCCAACTCTTGCTGATAGACTTCTGATTTTGTGCAGAAGTCTATAGCTGAAGAGCGAATCGCTGCGATTGCTACGGGGTCGGAGCAACCATATACGCTGGGTAACACATCAGGTAATAACGACTCAAAAGTAGCCATGTTCGTTACGCCGCTGCAGTATTAGCGTTAGGGCTGGTAACCAAATCTAATTGCGATTTGCCCGTCACCGCAGCCATGAAGAGCTGGTAGTGGTTTCCTGCACGCTGGCTGTTACCGGTGTACTCAGCGTCCTTCATGTAGCAGGAATACAGCACGTAGTTGTATACGGAGTTCGCGTAGATATCAGGGACTGTCAGGTTATCGGCCTGCGCTACCGTACTAGGGTTTCCCGAATAGATAATTTCGACATAAGCATCCCCAGCGACTCCAGGATAAACGTAAAAGTTACGAGGGTTAGAATCGTCATAAACGTAATGCTTAACCACAGCACTGTGAGCAGCATCGCCGCTACTCGCAGGGTCGTGCCACGTAGGCGTTTGAGCATCTAGCACCTCCCGTTCTACAAGCCTGATGGAGCGAGAACCGGTGCCACCCGAAGCAGCAGACATGTTTCTGACGACGCCAAGTAGCCGGTTTCCATTAGAAGGTATTGATTGTTTAGTGCCAGCTACTAACGTGATTGTTTCATTCTGCGCAGAGGCGTCGGGTTTAAACAACGCAATTTCACGTTGCGCGTCGTTCACCCAAAGGACTAGCTCATTTGCAACCGGCCACCTAACCCCCGTGGTGTCTTGCAGAGTTACTTGAACCCTATCAATTACTGATTGAACGCTGACACTCATACTGGGCTACCTCTAGTTTATTAGCCATTAAATACTCGATCCCAAGCGGCCTCTCGTACTTCAGTCGGAATCGTTTTCCCACAAATACGGTGAATGGACGCGGCTTTAGGCTCACCATTAGCTTTAAAATCCTCTGGTGCTCCGCTCTCAACGAGCTGCTCAACTGCCGATATGACCTCATCAAGAGGGTCAATTTCTTCGGTCTCAACTGAAGCAAGCACAGCGGTCGGAGCGGCTCCAACAACCTCTGCACCCATACTCAGTGCTATAGCACCAATACTTTCTGAAACTTCTCTTTCTACGCCAGCCTGAAAGACGACAATGCCGCCGTCTAATGTGGCTACTCTCAAATCCTGTGGAGCTTTAATTCTCATAAGTCTTCCTAAAAAGAACCCCCTACCCTCTGATTGATTGAGCAAACAGCGAGTAGGGGGAAGGGGAGAGTCATCTACCGCTTACTGCGCGGTATCCAGACAAATCACGCCGAAGTCTTCAACAGTACCGTTGTAGTCGCTGTTGAACTTAGGCTTCTTGAGTCCGAAGATCTTCCCGATGGAGATACCAGCTTGGTTGCCATAGTCGAATGTATCTTCGACAATCTCAGGCAAGCCGATGTCAGCCATTGCAAGTGATTGAGCACCACAGAACAGAGCGCGAGCTCCATTTACGTCTGCGTCTGCACCCCACTTGTATCCAGCAGCTCCAGCGTTGCTAGAGGTACCGGCAGTTGCACCAGCCGTATTGAATACGTGACGGAATTCGTGACACATCACGCCGTCAACCATCAAGCTGCTGCTACCAGCAAACAATGAGTTTGCAGTACCGCGAACGCCAGCATTGCGAACGTTAGCCAAGAAGTCAGAATCGAGCTTCAGGTTAGCCATTTGCTGTGGAGTTACGAACAGGTGGAAAGTTTCTTCGTTACCAGCGCCTCGAAGACCACGGATGTAGTTATCTTTAGCGTAGGCTTTCAGCTCAACGATTTGCTTGTATCCAAGCTTATCTGAAGCTGTTACAGCAGTTGTATCGCCAGTAGCAATATCACCGCCGCTAATGCGCAGGTGACGGGCTGCAGTAGGTGCAGAAACGTCTGACGCATATTCAAGGTCAACTAGCTCAAGACCTGAAGTGGAGCTAGTAGTTCGCACCGCACCGTTAGTCTTGTTAGTGTACGCGATTCCAGACAGCGTCAAGAACGCCAACTGGTCCATACGATCTGCCATGGCATATGCCAGTGCGTCACGAGAGGTCTCGCGGAAGTTTACTACCGACTTTTGGTCAGCCATGCGGCCAGCAATTCGGTTAGCGAAACGTAGTTGATCAAGTTCAATCGTGATGTCATACGCACGCAAGGCTTCTTCGTTGCCTTCTAGTGTGTAGTCACCAGTGACACCGTCTCCGGTCATGTCTGCAAGCAGAGTAATGACGGCACGGGTGCCTTTCTCAGAACGAGTAAGTTCAGTGATTCGCTGAACCATTGCATTTGAACCAGTTCCTGCGAACTGATTAATGAAGCTCATGTTACGAGCTTGACGCCAGAAATCCCGACTCCACGCGGTTAGTTGCTCAGAAGTCAGGCTGGCAAAGTTTGTTAAAGCCATGACGGCCTCCAAATTTGCTGGTTAAAGTAAAAGCCCTGTTGTCCTTTGCGTGCAGACTAACGAGTGCGCAAATTTACGAGTGCGTCTCGGCTTATTTAACGTCTGTGCAGACGATTACGGTTTTAACGTGTACGGCACGATCAGATTACTTGCTGATACAAGAATGGTCTCATGATATTAGCTGTACTAAAGGTATAAGTCAAACTGCTAATAGCTAGTCCTCGACTTCCTCTTCTGGTTCATCTTCGGCTATTTCAAAGTCGAACGCATTAGTGGCTACGCCTCCAAGCGAAGGTGTTTCCATCTCTATCAAGGTCATCTGGGGTTTAGCTTGTTTCTTCCATATGGCGTCAGCCATGGCCAAAACGTCTTTCGCTGGATAAGAACCCTGCGTGTAAGCAAGGATATTTATAACCACATCGCCGTAAGACCACTGATACATACCGCCTCCGTCATTTTTTCTTAGACTTCCGTTTCTTTGCGGTTTTCGCGGATTTCTTAAAGTCCTTCGCGCTGGGAGCGCCCTTGGCTCCAGCTTTCCGCATGGTCTCGCCAGAGCCGTTTTTGATACGCCGCCTTTTGGCGGCGATGTTGGCATATAAACCCTTACCGGCCATACCTAGTACCTCTTCTTAGGTTTCTTTTTCTTTTTTGCTGCTGCAGCAGCGGCCTTCTTACCCGCTTTGGTATAGGGGAACTTCTTTCCAGCTACTTTAGGCATGGCTAGCCTCCTTTAACGCAGTTTTTAGACCAGATTGCATCTGAGAAGCTGTACCCATCTTGGAATGGCTCATAAACCGCGCACCATTCTGCGCCTCCTGGCGTCAGTCCATCCGAGGGGTCAACCGTCTCGACATAATCACGTTTGCGATTGGGGTATCGCGGGGAAAAGAGTATCTGCCCGTTATCCAGATACTCCTGCTTGGTAAACATATCGTTGTATGAGACGAAAACCTCTTCGCCATTTAGAAGCGTATAGGTAGTGCCGTCGTCATAGTAAATCGTGGTGGATGCTGAACAGATTGCTGAAAAAAATGCTGCTAATACTAAAACCGCTTTCATAGTGACTCCTTACCATTTAGTTTTGTTAGCCCAGTAGGCCGCTGACATTTTTCCTTTGGAAATGTTCTTACCGTGGCGAGCCTTGAAGCTGGCTCGCTTTTTCTTCATGGCTTCACTTTCGCCCGACTTTGGCTTGCCAGCAGTCTTCGCGCCCTGCTCACCAAACCGGATGGTCTTTACCTTGTCGCCTTCTTTAGCTACGACAACGTGAGACTTCTTCGGGTGGCTAGGAGTGCGCTTTGGTTTGTTGTAACCACTGACACCTGCTCTAGCTAATCGTGGGTCTTTCTTATCCGCCATGTGTCACCTCAAAAAATATCGCCGCGAAGCCGTTTCAAAGTTGCCTCTGGCAAAGCGTTAAACTCTTCCTCCGACAACGTACTAATATCCACAGCCTTCTCGCCGTGACTACTAGAGCTCTCTCCAGGAAGTTCTGGGGGTTGTTTCGATGCTGCATCAAGCTTCTTAGCTACTTCCGCTCGCTTCTTTGAAACCTCATCTACATTCTTCTTAGCAGGTGCAGCTTTACCTGCTAGACCTGTTGAGGTCTCCTCTTCTGGCGCAGGAGCAGATAAGTCGTGGTTTCTGATAACGAAATCAGAAGCTTTAGCCAAGGCATCAACCGGTCGCTCACCTTTGATGATGAACGCGTCTCGAAGGTCAATAACTTCTTGCGTCAACGCCTCGTTATAATCAGAAGAGTCCTCGTTAAACTGCGGGAAGTCCGACTGCAATTGGTCTGCCGCAAGCTGGAGCGCAGTCTCTTCATTCTTACGTGTGATCGTGGTCTCGACCTCTTGCGCTAGTTCCGCACTCAAGGTTTCACGCGTCTTCTGATTGATCTCGGTGCGCAAAGCCGTCGCCTTTTCAGCCTCACCATCGAGGATAAGCTCTTGGTACTGCTTCTCTTTACCCTCGAAGTCATAAGCTGGGGCCGCTGGGGCAGCAGGCTTCTGAGCCTCTTTCAATGCCTCCATCTCACGACGTAGCTCATTGCGCTCCGCTATTACTTCGTCCATACGGGACTTAGGAACGGTCTGCCCTTTTGCTTTTGGCTTCGGCTCTGGCACTGGCTCTTCTTCGAGTTCAGCAACCTCTTCTTCAGGCTGCTCTGCAACCTCCTCAACCTCTTCCTCAGCCTCTTCAACTTCAGCCGTGGTTTCCTCTACTTCTTCCTCAACTTCTTCTGGAGCCTCCGCTACTGGCTCATCATCGGCTTCGTCTAAACCGAAGTTCAGATTAAAACCTTCATCCCTTTCTTCGAGAGCGTCCGCTCCTGGCATCCGTTCAAGTTCCAATTTATCTTCCATATCATCAGCCATAATTTATCCTTTGGGGTTTCGCATCTTGTTGGTTTGTTGCATTGCCGTTGTAGCAATTCGGGTGGCCGCTGAGGTCTCTTGGTTAGACACGCGGGTGTTATTAGTCAGGTCAGCAAGCTCCCTGCGTAGATCGAGCTCCATCTGCTTCTGCTTCATCTCAGACTGAAGCTCCATAAGCTTGAGCTGTGGTCCAATCTCAGACATGTCTTGGGTCTTAGCCATATTCACCGCAGCCTCTGATTGCAACTTCTGAACCTCTGCACCAATCTTCTCGATGCCGAGCTGCAGTTCCTGCATAGCCATCTGCTGCTGCATGGCAGCGAACTCTTGCTGCTCTGGAGACTGCTCAACACCAGTGATCATGCGGATACGCTTGGCGAGTTCGGCCTTCTTAGCGAGGTGCGAGTACTCGATGATTGCGTCATCAGGTATCGCTACACCTGCACTACGTAAGCTGATGGCCTCGGCAAACTGCATCTCATCGAAGCTGTCACGGGCAGGTGCTGTAGCAATGATTACGTCGTACTCACCTATGGTGAGGTCATTCACAATGCGTCCCTCTGCCGTCATCTGGTTAACAACCATCGGCTCACGGGGCTTCATTGGGTCTTCTTCGTTGGTAATCTGAATGATGCGTTCTTCAGTGTAGAAACGCTGGATGATGTTCAACGTCTTCTCCGCCAAGTACTGACGGGTCTTGTTTAAGTTATCCAATGGCACCTGAATCATGATGGTGCCGCGATTCTGTTTCGCTTGGATCGCTATGCCAGAAACCTCAGCCGAGTCTGTGCCCAACATCGAGTCGTTAATACCCGAGATGGTCTTAACATTCTGCGCTGCCTTCTGGGCAATGCGGTCCAGCCCTGTAGGGATCTGGTTAGGGTTTATCTTCAGTGGGGGCGAAGTACCGCGAGCATATTCAAGTACGAGGCCCGTCTGTGCACCATGCTCTTCCAAGTCATCGGGTGTCATACCGACTAACGACCCACTCTCAACCATCCAACCGCTGTTCGCAGTAGTGTTAACAATATGCAGCTCTTGGCTGGCGATCTTGTTTAGCTGCTCTTGCGGGGATAGCAGGTTACGCACCATGCCAAACGGTGTGCCACGTCTGAAGTATGCAAAGTAAGGAACCACGGTGAAGTCGTCATAAGGCGACCAATCATCGTGCAATACCACCTTGTCACAGCTCACGGTCCAACGGACACGCTTGACCATCTTGGAAATGATAGACAGGCCGTGCTGCTTCCCAAAAGCCTTCGCCTTACGGTCTGACCAGTTCTCTGGCACAGGCCGCTGATCACCGGTTGAAGGGTCAACGTAATAATCAGCCCTTGTCAGCTTACGGTGCTGCCGCTCAATGACACGCAACGACTTAACATTGCGATACTCATCCTCGCCAGGAATCTGTGCGCCAAGAAAATCCTCGGTGGAATCGATGTCGCCGTAACGATCTTCTTCGTACTCAATAGAGTCACGACCAAAGCTGTTACCGTTCTCCGCAATAAAGGTCAGGCGCTCTGCCTTGTCCTTACCGTACATCTCCTCGATGTCATCAAGGGTCATCCATTTAGTCTCAAAGATCTCGTTCCAAGTCTTCGAGTCGTACTCTTTTGCATCAGGGTCAATCAGAATATCGAGCGGGTCTTTAGCAGTAATGCGTACCTCACCCTCTACACTGTCCGAGAAGTCCATCCGCACATCAAAGTAACCACGGCCATCGAGGATCAAGCCGTCAGCGAATACCTGCTGCTCAACCCAATCCATCTTGTTGTTGTCGGCAACCTGCATGAACACCTTAGTTAGCGTGTCTGCAAGCTCCTCATCGCCCCCTTTGCGGGGCTTAAACTTCACATCTGCCCTGCGTGAGCTCTGCTCACCCAATACGGTGTTGACCGTTGGCAGGATAGTATTAATAGTTAACGCAGGACGGCCCTCCTGATCGAGCGCAGCAATGTCCTCCATCGCCCACTGGTCACCTCGGTAAAATGCATCGCACTTCTTGGCCAGTTCTATATAGTCTAGATGCCCATTGTCACGGGCTCGAACGTATCGATCCCATTGCGTCGAAGCGATGGCATGCTCCTTCTCCGACGCTATCTTGTTAGATTTCTTCATCACTAAGCACTCATCGCCGATTTATGTTTTGAGTCACCCCCGCCGAAGTGGGACAGTCTGTCCCGCCACGAGGGCTCGTGAATAACCGGTGCTTGGTATGTAGAAAACTCCGCCATCATGAGACCTAGCCACGCCAAAGCATCGACTTGGTCATCATGTGTACCGTTGGGGAATCTCAGTAGCTCCGCCACCAAAGGTGCCGTAAAGACAGCATCTTGGGGAAAGAACACCATGCCCTGCTGCATACGACCTTGTATGGCACGAGCTCTGGCTTCTTTGTCGCGTCGTCCGGTCTTGAGGTCTTTAATGTACATTTCGTACAACCCTCTCTCCCGAACTCGTTTTTCTAGGAAGGGGCCGAGAGCCATCTCGATGTGTCCCTTCTCAATACCCACCATGGTCGGCTTCCACTGAACGTATAAATCTAAAATGCGCTCAACAATCTCGAAGCCGTCAAACCGTCCTCTAACAACGTCCATAACGAATAACTGATCTTGCTCATCAACCCCGATCACCATGCCAACGGAATAATCGTTACGATCATTCTTGCCAATGGCCAAGTCCCAAGCCGCATAGAATTTCATGCGGTCTTCATCGATGTCTTCAGGCTGGTAGTACTTGATCATTTGGCGGGTAAAGTAGTCACCCTCATCCGCCACAGGATTCTGCTGATATAGAGCTGACCAATCACGAGGGCCAACGGCCTTGCGAATACGCTCTAAGGAGGGAAAGTCATACCGCTCTTTATGTAGCGGCTCACCGACGCTGCGGAACTCTTCGTCCTCTTCAGCTATCGCTGGGTAACGAACAACTTCCCATTCGTCACCGCCATCTGTTCCCATTCGTAACAAACGACCGGCTAGATCATCGTCGTGCCAACGGGTGAGGATAACCAAGACCCCACCACCAGGAGCAAGGCGGGTATAGGCAGTAGAAGTATACCAATCCCAGTTAGCCTCGCGGTTGTTCTGAGACTCAGCGTCTTCTCTATTTTTGACAGGATCGTCGATAACAAGAATATGCGCTCCTTTTCCCGTGATACCGCCTCCAACACCAGCAGCAACAAAACCGCCACCGCCGGTCGTCAACCATGCTTCCGCACTCTGCGATTCAGGATCTAGCCGCGTCTTAAAAGCACTCTTATAAGAAGGCTCACGCAATAAATTACGTACCTTCCGCGAGAAACCCATGGCTAGAGAGCCAGAGTATGAGCAGCTAATAAACTCGTGATCAGGGTTACGTCCCAAGTGCCAAGCTGGAAAAGATACAGAGGCAAGTGTTGATTTCCCGTGCCGAGGTGGCATGAACAGCATTAGCCGTGGCGACTTCTTATCCACCACGTCCTGTGAAAACTTTTCAAGGCGCTTACAGATGTCCTTATGTACCCATCCCGCCTGATAATCAGGGTTAAACCGCTCTACGAATGGCAGCATGCGCTTACGCGTGAGTATCCGCATCGCGAGCTCTTCTCTGGCGAGCTCTTCTGGGGTCTTAGGCTGATCTGGCGTGACTTCTTGGGTATTCGGTGTGGGTAGGCGCTCTTGGTCGTCGGCTTGGCAGTAGACACACAGCTCATCGAGCCCCATCAGGGTGACGGGGACTAATTTCTTACAACGCTCACATGTAGTCTTAGGCGCTTCATCCGTCATGAGTAGCTGGCTCTAGGTAAGTACCCTCTTTACCCGCAATTTTTAATAATTCGTCGTCGCTAAGGCGCTCTAACTGCTTCGCCCCGTTAATCTGCACATTTACCTGCGTGGATTGCTGCGCTTCTTTAGCTAAACCGTGCAATCTCACTAGGCTATCGACGGTGTTCTTCATTTCTGTGGCGTTTGCCGAGGAAACATAGGCGTTCATGTACATTGAATGGGCTTCATTCATGCCGAACTTGACCTGCTCACGCATTTCATCGCGGAAATAGGCGATGGCCTTCACTACGTTCTCGGTTTTTGCGGTTGACCAAGCGACTTGTGGGGAGGAATACCCAGCAGCGCGGCCAGCGGCGGCGATAGACATCCCGCTGCAAATAAATTGCACCAGCTTCTCCTGCTGAACAGTCAGCTCACCGGCCTTCAGCCCCATATATGGCATATGAGACTCGAATTCCGACCGAGACATTTCCTCAGTGGATGGTTTGGTTGCCGTCATCGAAGAAATACCGATCACCTCGCAATATATTCGACTTCGCTGACTCATCTAGCCGTACAAAAACAGGAGGAGATACGAACTCAATGCTGTCGATGTCCGCTAAAAAGCCGTTTATTTCATTTTTTTCGTAGCCTGCGTTTTCAAGTAGTGCGATTGCTGCGTCATAATCGTAGACAAGCGTAGGTGCCTTGCCCTGCACACTGACTTGGTAGCCCAAAAGCGCCTCTTCCAGACCCTCTAGGCATAACACTTCTAGGCTATCCTTCATTAGTGAATAATAGCTGTACTAATGTTTCTTTGCAAATGAATGCGAAGCGATATTCTCGATCCACCAGAAGAACATTGGCTCACTTAGGGTGTGCTTCATAAAATTAACGCGGTGGCAAACGAGGTGGACGTTATCGCTGCGGTAACCTACTTCTGGGTTTTTGCGGTCTAGGGATGCATTGAGGTCTTTGTGGCCGGTGCCGTCGCGGAAAGTTGTCATCAATACGCCCGAGTACGCGCAGCGCATCTCCTGCGCTTCAAAAAGCTGCACTAAATCGTCGGGTGTGAGCACCCACTCAAGACCCTCGGGGTTTCGTTTCCCCGACGTGTGCAGGTGCTTTTGAGAAGAACAAATCTTACTAAAGTAACTGCGGGGCTCGTTAACATACAAACGCTGCACTGCAACACATTCTTTGCATTTGCGCATTCTGTTACTTGTGGACCTGCCCCCGTTTTTCTTTAGCTCAAAATCTTCTTCGGTCTTGCTTTGTTTGCAAGTGTTACATACGAAGGCTTTAGGCATGGGCAACAGCTTAACTAATATTTACTAATAAGTCGATTGAATGATTTCGCAGAAATTTTTTAAAAAATTATAAATAACATTCGCTTACGCACTATCTCCCCCCTCGTCCCTTTCCCCACCCCCTTCCCCCGATTCAAGATCTTGAACCTTCTTTTCGCATTCAATGCTGGAACCTTGTCCTGGGACTCTAATCACTTACTAGTTATCACTTCACTCGTACCTCGCTCAGTAGTCGGTTGTTCCTGTGTTCATTAATCAATCATTAGGAGCTACATCATGGCTACATTCTCATTCGACTCTATCTCTCAGCGTTTCAACAAGGAATTCACCGGCAAGCCTCAACTCGACAAGATCCTCAACAAAGCCCAAGACATCACCATGGACTCAGCAGAGTGGGTCGGCAAGAACTCAGACACCATCCTACTCGGTGCTGCCGCCTTAATGCTCGGTGACATCGCTGAATCCCTCGACACTCTCGAATCACTCTCTACCCTCGACATCGCGCTCGAACACAACCTCATCTAAGGAGATAGACCATGGAAAACTACACATGCCTCAGGGAGACCGGCAAGCGTCGGCTCTACGCTATCACCAACCCTGCGTGGAACGCTCGCCTCTCGGCATCCGACGACGCTACCCAAGCCTTTGCCTCGTTCTTCGAGAACAGCTACCACGAGTCCGTCACTCACATTGCCCACGGCAAGATCAACACTGACCAGTGGTACTTCAAGACTCTCTACTTACCAATCATGGAGGGCGAATAGCCCTTCAACCCTTATCACTTATCAAAGGAGCTACATCATGTATATCTCTATCAAAAGCATCGCAATCTTCCTCTTATCCGTCTACGCACTCGCATGCGCTTATGCCTACGCAACCCAGACCGTTGTCAATCCCAGCTCAATCACTGACGACTACATCTGCATCAAAGACTCGATGCCCGACTCTTACATCTGTATGCCCAAATCCAAAGATCCTATCCCTTGGTATCTCAAGCCCGTTAGAACCATCAACCCTTAACCCTTATCAATTGACCCTTGTCAAAGGACAACTGCTCATGATCACTTTAGTCTCAATATCTACCGTCTTTACCATCAACATCGTACTCTGGACCCTCAGCCTCATGGCTTATGGACTACTTAGCCTCTATCTCTGGTCAATTGACAATGGTCTAGAGTACGTTTCCAACCGCAGGGACAACGAACAACGCCTAACTCAACACTTGTTAGGCATCAACCGCTTCGGTAGGCAAGTTCAACGCCCATCCCTGCTCCTCTACCCCTTAATACTTGTCGGTTCAGCAACGACAATGGCCACTTTCTGGCTCTTCACCTACATCTTGTTCCTACTCTAGGGTCAAATGTCCACTGTCCATGGCCAATCGGTCCATGTGTGCCACATTTCGACCCGTGTGACAGCTTTTACGCAGTGTGTGCCAGAAATGTGTGCCAACTTTCATTTCCCCTTAACCCTTAACATTCAACAACTTAACCCTCATTTACCAAAATGTGTGCCATGTGTGACACCTTTTTAGACCTTGTTTTAAAAAGAGTCGTTACCTAAATATAAAAACCACTTTCAAATGAACTCAGAAAAAAGCTGTCACACTGTCACACACTACAGAAAAAATGCCTTATATCATTGATTACTATACGAATAGTGGTCACTAACTTCTGGCACACAATCTGGCACACATCCTAAAAAACCCGTCACACACACCAAAACTTGGCACACAAGTCCACACATTGTGTACGGATATTCGCTCGTACCTCACTCATTAGTCGGTTCGTTTAGTAAGTGTCACTTGGCACTTATCCCTCATCAATAGGAGATCAACCATGTCACTCGACAAGCTAGTAACTAACCCTCAAACCCCGTTATTCGACCTCAAGGACGAGTTTCGCAAGATACATAACGATTGGTGCTTGGCAAATGACGTGCCTGAAGCACAAATCAAGCCTGAATCTGGAGAAGACATCATTGAGGCAGAGCAACGCATCACTGATCGAGTCTACTTCGCAACCATGGAGAAACGTCATGTCAAATGAATACCAAGTCATTCAATGGGATTACAACTCTAACGACCTCCCACAATCCGAAAAGATAGTCTTTGAAGGCACTGAGCAGCAGTGCTCGGACAAAGTTAAGTGGGTACTCGCAAATCTCCCAGAAAACATTGATGCAATGGTCATCAAAGCATCAGATCAGTTTCCCCTTGGCCTACGTTAGACACGCTCGTACCTCACGCGTCAGTCGGTCGTTTTTGTATGTCTTGCGATATTAGTAGGACATATATTACATTAGTCACCATAAAGGAGGCGTCATGCCAAAAATAATCAACTTGCACCTTGAGAATTGGTCCTTGCTCATTGCCACTTGCGATGAACAGGAGCAAATCGACAGAGATGACCAAATGGATCGTCTCGATTTAGCGCAAATAGAAGATCTTATCAATTACGAACCTTCATTTTATCAATCATCACTTTAATCAATTAATCCACGTATGGAGATTACAGCTATGGCTAGCAACAACAACGGTTACACCTTACCCGCAAACCTCGACGCAGACCGCGAAGAGCTTACCTATCCACGCCAAACGGAGCACGACCACTACACGGCAGACACCATTGCAGACCCAGAGGGTACTGAGCAACGTGAACGCCGTCGTGAACAGTGGCCATCGTTCGTGTTAGAGAACTTCTACGAGGACACCAAGTCTTTGTGGGGCAAGCCTAACAAGAACGACGAATCGCTACTTCGTCCAACAGCGGCTTACATCATGGAGTGCATGTCGTTTTCAGAGATATCTGACGAAGACAACGCGGCCATGACAAAGCTCGCTAATGCACAGTCTGACATGTTCGACACGTTGCTCAGTTCTTACAGCAACATGCTCGACGCTGTAGACGGCGCTACGACCTTCGAGATCATGAAATCTGTAGCCAACATCACCACCAACAACCTCGCCAAGCGTGCCATTGCCAAAGCAACGTACTTCAGTGCAACGGGTCGCTTAACAGAGTCTTACGAGGAAATTCCAGAGTATGTGGAGCGCATGCAAGACCGCATGTTCGAGGCATCAACACAAGCCGCCGTGTGGAAACAAGTACACGCCGCTTTGTGGTCTCACCTCAAGTGGAACAAGTCGCCTATCTACTTCACAGAGAACGCGATCAAGAACGAGCTTGCACAAAAAGCACGTTACTTCGACAAGACCTATCGCCCCGTCAAGCCTGCAACGGCGACATGCGATGACTTGAGCAAGTTCAAGGTGGCGTGCTAACGGTTAACTCCTAGACCGGCGCTCCTTGATTCGCCCTTCGGCTGGCCCATGACAGTCGGAGGGCTTTTTTAAACCCAGGACAATTACGTGCTCAACGGAGGCAAGTATGCCGAACAACGTAAACGTAATCATCGTCACAAATTGCAGTACCGACAGCTACGACTGCGAGCTGTTGGTTAAAGCCTATTCTGTCTATCCAAAAAATCTAAACCGCGAATACTTTGAGCACATGGTGCAACAGCGTGGTTATGAACTATCCGAAGAAGCCTTCAAAGACTTCTGCGACCCCGCCCTCATCCCTTTCGGCATTCTTATCGAACCAGACTTCATGTACTACGAAGACAAAGAGCAAGGCTACACCGAGCACCAAAGCACCTTTCACATCGATGAACAGTACGTCATTTGGTACGAAGAAGGCGAAATGGAAACTATCCATTACTACGGCGACACCCACGAATGCTGGATGAAACCGCGCAGAGAGGAGAACTCATGAACCGCGAAGAATTCTGGGCATGGTTAGACACCTGTCCTACCCACAAATGGGAATGCGTCCAGATAGAAGGTGACTACTGCCGAATCATATTCCCACTAGATGAAGAGGACGACGCCGATGAAGACTGAACAAATAGCCCCCAGCTTTTGGCAAGTGACCCTTAACCATGAACAAACAAGGCTTGTCTTCTGGTCACAAACCAGCCGTCAAGCCGCAATCCAAAAAGCACACGATTACGTGCTTACCAACCCAAGCAGGAAAACACAATGCGTCCAACCAAGGTAGAAATTGAACCGATGTGGACGACCAAAATGCAGCAACTACTTTGCATCCTGGAGAACCCAGAAGCTGATCCAATAGCAATTAACGATGCGCGAACAGTACTTCTCAATTTGGCCACCTACATCGACATCGTTAACTCAATGCAAGAAGGCATCTACGAACAGACTCTGTCCTTCGAGCAATCATCCTCAACCCTTCACTAGGAGTGTGCACCCATGCCATCAGTTGAATACGTCGAAATTGAATATCAAGCAAACGTCGATATCGAAGATGTCACTGTCTACGACCACGAAGTAAGTACTTGTTTTGACCCTTCAGAATACAAACAGGAAGTGCTCGACGCTATCAAGTTCGACGGCTCAAGCGACCTGCTCACATGGGCAGTTCGAGAGAAGAACATGTCTGCCGACGACATTTACCAAACGCTTCTCGATCACAACATGGTCAGCACGCACCTGCGCACGAATCAGAAGGAACTCAAACAATACTCATTGGAAGAGCTCTTCACGGAGATGCTGCGCCGACATGTGGAGGATATTTGATGAGTTCTTCTTTCGAGCAAAGAGCCCTGCAACCTTTCCTAAACGACATCAATCGATACTTACCTACAGAAATTCGCTTCCCTTTAACTCAAGACATGGCCAACACAATAGGCTCTGAACTTGACTCCAAGTTGTCCCCAGAAAATTTACATGAAGATGGCGAAATCACAAATGCACAAGCCGATTATAAAGGCAGAGCCCTTATGGCTCGTGTTCATAGCCTTCGCCAGTACTGCGCTAAAAACAACTTAAACACACCTGAAATACACGAGGCATGGGACTGATGTACATCGTAGCTTGGTACCAACCCAAATATTCCCCTGTCGAAGACTTCTATGAGGTCTTTGACACTTACCAATTAGCCCTCGAACGCTATCGAGAGGTAGAGGCACAAGAAGACACTCAGTCAGTCAGCATCGCAGGTGTCATGAAATCTACTGATTACAGTCCCTGCACAGAAGCGAGGTCGGAATAATGCCAGAACTAACACAGTACCGATACGAAGCGGTTGTGAAACTTGAAATTAATCCAGTGCGCTACGCATGGAGCAAAGAACACTTCATATCCCAAGTGATTGAAGAGTACGGCAACGACAACTTCCATGTTTGCCAAGAAGATTTTGTATCAATCGATACTGAAAACCCCAATGAGGAGGACGACTAATGTCACTAGACGCCAACTGCCGCCACTGCGGTGAACCATGGGACATCTACGAGTTTCACGATTTCCCTAACTACAAAAAAGCAGTCAAAGCATTCCAGAAATATGGGTGCGGCATGTTCGATGCTGACCCAGATGATCTGGACTCCGCATCTAAGTGCAGTAACCCCGTTCTAAATCCGCAGCTCGCTGCAATAGCTGGCGCTCTACAAGAGCTCAGTGATCACCCCGACGAGTGGATGGACGCAGAACAATATCTTTAGGAGGAAAATATGTACTACATAGCACCCGCAGACAATTGCAAGAACGACGTGGTCATCTACACCCTCAAGAAGCGCATCTCTGATTTCAAAGCAGACGACGACGTTCAGTATGTCGTGTACAGAAGCAAGACAGACATGCGAGAAGGCAGTGGCTGGTTCCCCTACTACATCGGCAAGAACGGCAAGCTCAACAAGAGCAAAACTGAAGGCTTCATGAGATTTGGAGGCTGTGGACTATGAGCTACTGGATTACACATTACCCCAAGTCAATGCAAAGTTGGGACAGCTTCTTTCTTCCCAACAAACCACCAGAAAGAGTCTTGAACATCTCTCGCAAAATACAGCGCCTCGGCGACTTTAGTAAGCATTACAGGAATGAAGACGAAGGCTCTATGTGGCTGGTCCGTAAGAACCAACGCATGATTCCTGGACAAACGTTG